TGGCCGCTTCGATTTCGCGGACCTGCCCGTCAGCCCTGTCGCGCTCTACGGCAGCTACCGCGAGATGGCCGAAGCGAACGGGGTCCCTGCCGACGATGACGCCCTGCTCTTGTGCCGGAGCAACAAGCGATGAGCACCGTCATCCCTATGGATCACTTCAAGGAGGTCTGTCGCCCCGGCGAAGGTGCCGCAACGTGCCGCTACATCGTGGCTGGCAGCGGCGGCATCGAATGCGCGAAGCACCAGTCTGGCCTTCGTGAGCAGATCAACCGGCGCGTCGCCGCTGGTGCCTTCGTCGCCCAGAGCGACAATTGCGAGGGATTGCAGGGCGATGTTCGGTGAGCGCCATTACATTCTGGTCGGCAAGCAGCCGGTGATCTGCCGTGATTTCATGGAATGGGCGCGGTGGTTCGAGTATGCCGAACGGCACGTCGCCCTCACCGGCACCCGGCACTTCGTCGTCTCGTCGGTCTTCCTTGGCCTCGACCACAATTTCCGGGGCGAAGGCGACGCGATCCTGTTCGAGACGATGGTCTTCGCCCGCCAGCATGGCACGCCCTACCAGAAGATCGATTTCGCGACCGGCGACGAACAATACTGCATGCGGCATCACACATGGGATGACGCCCACCGCTGGCACTGGTCGGTCGTCCGCGCGCTCCGGCGCAAGGAAGGTCGCTCTGCCCGCCTCGCCGACCACTACCGCGCCAAGACCGGAACAATCCGGCTCGCCGCCGCCAATGGGGACTGACATGCCGACCGACGAAGAGAACATAGAGCGCTTTCACGCTCACGCGACCGACCACTTGAACAGCATCCGCAAGATGCTTCCGCCAGACATGAAGATGACGTTGATCATCCGCGATCCCAACGACGCCGACGGCGAGATCATCCTGACGGATGACGACTTCGGCGGGATCGAAGGCGCAGTGCAGCGCGCCAAGAGGCGCAGCCGCATGATGGGCGACGTGATCGACGGCAAGGCGGAACGACATTGACCACCATCACGGTAAAGGACGGAAGCCTCGTCTTCGACCTGCTCGCCGCGCCGACGCGAAAGTGCGGTGACTGCACACTCTGCTGCCGGTTGCTGCCGGTGCGCGAACTTGCCAAGCGCGGCAACGAGCGTTGCCAGTTTCAGCGCCACGGCAAGGGCTGCACCATCTATCACCAGCCATCCAAGGGTTTCCCCCTGTCGTGCGCCGTCTGGTCGTGCGTCTGGCTGTCCGATCCTGATGCCGGGGCGATAAAGCGCCCGGATCACGGCCACTATGTCGTCGATCCGATGCCGGACGTGATCATCGTCCAGAACGACGGCGAGCCGGAAGCCCGCTTCAACGTCGTGCAGGTCTGGATCGATCCCGCCTACCCTGATGCGCACCGCGACGCCGGTCTGCGCGAATACCTTGCTCTGCGCGGCGCGCGTGACAACTTCGCCGCCCTCATCCGGTTCAACGAAACCGACAGCTTCGTCCTGTTCCCTCCGGCCATGACGCCGGACGGCAAGTTCCACGAGCGCGGTTCGCGCGTATGTGCCAGCGACACCGATGTCGTCGTGCCGGAAGGTAGCCTCAGAAAATGACCAGCCTGAAAGAGTACCTGAAGATTCACGTCTTCATGAAGGATGGCCCGATTGAACGCTCCTATGAGGAGATGGCGAAGTTCGCGACCGGCGCTGAGAGACTTCGGTTGCAGGAGATGGCGCTGATCCATCGCCGCATCACCGGCCAGAGCCGGACGGTGTTCATGGCGATGATCGCCCTGATGTTCGCCAGCTTCGCCAGCGCTATCAATATCGTGCTCTTCTACCTGACGAGGTGGCTTGAATGACGGTTCGTCAGCGGCACCCTTTCGACGTCGAACTGTCGTCGAACATCGCGATTGCGAGAGGCGAAGCTGGCCTGACACAGCGTGCCGTGGCCGAAACCATCGGCATGCACGAAAACCAGTATCAAAGGCTCGAACGTGGCGTTCATCGCGTCACGGCCTACGATCTGGCGAGGATAGCAGGAGCAATCGGGGTCTCGGTGGCGACACTGTTCCCTGACATTCAGTAGGTTCTTGCTGTTCTCAACTTGGGAGGATGACCGATGAACGAACGCATGGCGCTCGGCCTGGTCGTCGTAATTTTGCTGATCGCGATAGTCGTGACAGCGCTTTAAGAAGGGGAATGTGGCAATGGAAAAGCGTATCTGGGAACTGATTAACCCATGCGACAAGATCACCTTCATTGCGACCGAACATGAGGCGGCACTGATCGCCGACCGGTCGCTGGCGTCCCTGTTCTTCGTCCGCAACGTCGAGACCGACGCTGATCCAGAGGTCGATGATCTGCGCGACTGGTACGACCGGCTCTGGTTTTCGAAGGAGGCAATCTTGTCGCTGGCCGACGCCTACGCCTCATTCCTCGTCGGCGACCGTGACGAGTTCAACAAGCTCGTCGAGGGAGCCGGGCCGGAGAAGCGCGCTATCCTCGCCGCCGAGTGGCATACCGAGAAGCGCGAATCGCTGACAGACATTTGCCAGCAGTTCTGGACGGCCTCTGAGAAGATCAGGGCAACCGAGCCGGACGATCCGAGAACGATCACGTTGGCGGCTGGCTGATGCGCCCACTCGCCTCTTGCCCGAATTGCAAGCGTGACTTCTATGCGTCGGTCAAGGGCGAGTACTGCCCCGAATGCTGGACGGCATGGTGCCGGAACGACGGCACCTTTGAAGCGATGGAGGTGAAGCATGATCGTCTACTGGGGGAAATGCATGCCGACCGACGAGGAAGTCTGTATGCAAATTTACATAGCCGGGAAGCGCGTCGGCGGCATGACGATCCATGAAGACGTCCAGACCGCCGTGTTCGAGGCGATGAAGGGGTTCGAGTTCATCCACCAGCCCCGCGACCTGAACGATTGGTTCTGGCTGGGACCGCCGCTCACCGAAGCGCAGCGCGAGCAGATGGAATACGATCTGGAAAGGATGGGGCCGTGAGCGCCGAATACTGGAACGAAGATCACTGGGAAAAGATCAGTTCTGCGCCGCATGCGTGCCATGTTTTGGCATGCTACCTTGACCACCAGTATGGAGTTTGGGTGATGGAGGTGGTGATGTCACCGCCGACCGAGCCGTACACTCATTGGCAGTGGCTGCCGATCCCTCCGACAGGCAAAGAAAAGGGCGGCTGTTAAGCCGCCCCGATCAGTCTACATTCTCGCCAATCCGGGTATCTAACCCTTCGATTGCGGCGATATAGCGGATCACGGCCTCAGAGAAGCCGTCGATGTGCGTCCACCCTGCCCCATAACCCACGCCGTTCTTGTAGGACGCGACGTTGATCATGTAGGCCCGATCCGCCTTCGGGGCCGGGACCGGCTGCGCTGCCTGTTCGTCGGTGATGACGATCAGACGGTCGTGAGGCAGGTCGTTCGCCTTGCGGACAGCCGCCCCCAGTTCCGTACCGCCGTGCGGCTGCGACTTGATGATCGCATCGACACCGGCCATGCCGCGACGGGGCGGTACTTCCTTCGTCATGTGCGAGAAGGAGAACACGCGAACGTCGCCGTTGATCACCGATGCCAGCGTTGCCGCCGCATCCATGCGCATCATGTCGGACTTGGCCGACAGGCGCGAGTTCATGGAGCCGGAGACATCGACGAGGATGATCGTCTTGCCCGGCAGACGAACGCCATCGGCGACCGCCGCCACCAGAGCCTGATCAATCGCCGGTTCCAGCTGCGGCGCGGCACGTGCGGCTGCGACATAGCGGAACGGGAAGACCAGCTGCGCACCCTTGCGGGCGATGATGGCTTCCTTCACCAGATCGAGATCGCACCCGGCATCGACCATGTTGCGCAGGTTGCGCAGCAGAGCCAGATAGCCAAGCTTGCCTTCGCGGATCAGGCGCTCGAACGTCTCGCGCTTGTCGGCACCACCGGACAGCTGCACTTCCCACGTGTCCGGCGTCACCAGCTGACGGTTCGCAACGCGCTTGTAGAGCGCATCACGCTCCGGCGTGGTCGCCTTGGCGTGGGACAGGAACAGCACGTCGCGAAGCTTCACCGCCCCGTCCTGATCGTACTTGGCGAGCGAGTGTTCGGAGAACTTCTCGAACGCCATGGCGAGGCCGCGCTTCATCTGCGCCGACAGCGGACGGCGACCGTCCATGAAGTAGAGCGCGACGAGTTCGGTCAGTTCATCCGGGCGCGAGATCGTATCGCGGATGGTCTCGGCGACGCCCGGTCCACCACGGCGGATCAGGTCGAGCAGGAGCATCAGCGGCGCATGGCGCAGACCGTGGATGGTACGGGCTTCGACCGCGAGCGCGGCGACCTGTTCCTTCGGCACGTCCTTTGCGGCATCGACGATGCGCTTGGCGATCTGGTCGCCGTCTTCATAGAACTGCTTTTCCCAGAGTAGGCACGCCATGACAGAGCGGCGCAGCTGCTGGATCGCGTTGATGCGGACAGCGGGTGCCCCTTCGTGGGTGCGGAGCGGAGCGGACTTGTTCGGCTGGTTGATACGCATGATGGCCCTCTTTTCTTTCGTTCGATCGTCGATCGATGGGGGCAACCAGGCGCGTCCAGGGACGAAGGGTCGGGCGGGAAAGAGCGGGGACGGAAACACCCATCTTTCGATGGGATTGCGGGTTTGAACCGCTTGCGAGCCGACAAGTGCCGACAGCTTTTACCGAAGTACCCGTACCCTACGCCACGCCCGACCTTCCGAATGGGTCCAGCGGGAACAATCGCGGTGCGGTATCACCTTTTCAAGAAGTAACCGCAAGCTACGCCACGCCGGATGATCCGGGTCTGGCGGGAAAAGGCGAGATCGGGCTTTTTGCCTAGTGCTCTAACCAACTGAGCTACCCGGCGAGCCGGGGTCGGATTCGAACCGACGACCACGAGGTTATGAAGAAGTAACCGAACTCTACGCCACGCCAGACGAAAATCGTCCTTTAGAAGCGCCGATGGGAATAAGCGGTAACGGTCTTTGGTTTCCACATGAAGGAAGTAACCGTCGCCTTCGCCACACCGACGAAATATTCCTTAAATGCAAATTTACTCGTTTGCAAGGCTTGACGTTACCTTTTTGGTAGACTAGGTTTTACGTACACGAAACGTCCATTGGGGGGCGGGTTCGTCAAACCAAGGAACATCATAGTGTCGGATATGATCATCAACGGCTTTGCCGCAACCATCCAGCATGTCTCTCCCACGCGCTGCGACTTCGGTCTGCATGCCGCTGCCAAGCAATTCCCTGAAGCCGGTGAAGAAGACCGCGCCTCCCTGCGGGCTTCCATCGTCGCCAATGGCTTCACCGAAACTCAGCCGATCATCGTTTATGCGGGCAAGAACGAAATCGTCGAGGGCCGCACCCGCTGGTCGATCCTGAAAGACCTCGCCTATGAGCAGCAGGTGCCGGTCGCCTTCGTCGAGTTCCCTGACGACGCCGCCGCCAAGAAGTTCGCGCTTGCGCAGAACCTTGGCCGTCGCCACCTCACCCGCGCACAGCGCGACGTGATGATGAGCGAACTCGTCATCGACGGTTATGACGTCAAGGAACTGGCCGTCATGTTCGGCGTCTCTGACTCGCTCGTCACCAAGATCACCACCGATGCCCGCGCGCTACTCGAAGAAGAGCGCAATGTGCAGATCGTCGCTCTCATCGATCAGGGCAAGAAACAGACGGAAGTCGCCGATCTGGTCGGCGTCAACGCCGCCACCGTTTCGCGTGTCATGCAGAAACGTAATAAATCCGAAATTGCATCTGACGGCAAAAGCTGGCTGTCGGTTCGTCCGAAGATCGATCCTGTCGTCAAGCCGACCGAGATCGATCCGCTGAAGATCACGTCGAGCGATGCCGACGAGACCACGACAGAAACTGTCACCCACGAGCCGACGAAGGCCGATCTGAAGATGGAGCGCATGGTCGAGCGCCGGGTCGAGCAGAAGCTGAAGGTCGAGCGCAAGGCACTTGAGAAGACTGTCGGCCAGCGCGTCGATCAGGAAGTTCGGGTGATCATGGAAACGAAGTACTACCCGACCTACGGTCGCCGGGTCGAACTCGCCGAAAAGATCATCGCGGCGCAGAAGGGCATCATGAAGAAGGGCGAGTATCGCCGCATCCTCGCTTGCCTTCACCCGGATACCGCTGCCGACGAAGAGACGAAGAAGAAGCTGGCTTCCGTCTTCGACCTGTTCAAGTCGTTCGAAGTGCTCCTGCTCGAACCGAAGACCGAGGAACTGGCACCGCTCTCCGAAGTCATCGAAGAGTTCCTTGCCAAGAAGAAGGCTGCTTGATGTGGCCGACTATTTCCTCACCAGACTGCGCACCGGTTTGAGTGCGCAGGAAGCACGCGATGCGGCGGCGGGCGCTATGCCCGCCGTTGCCCGGCCCTACGACAAGGCCGACTGGTGCGTGGCCTACCTGTCCCGCACGGCAGTTCCGCCCGGCGAAGAGCCGTTCCAACTGACGAGGGCAGAGAAAGCGGCGCTGGCAGAGTGGGCGAAGACCACCCATTACGTGAACCTCACGCACTTTGCCGCCGAACGGAAGGGCGAGATTGAGCGGTACATGCTCAACCTCCTCGACTCGCTTAACGACGCCGAAAGCCCGAGCAATCGGGAAGGCTACAAAAAACTCCTCGACGACGCCGTGGTGAAGTGGGCCGCATGGTCCCACGCTCGCGGCACGATCTAACCCCCTTTCCAAGGAACATCACTATGAAGACCATTCTCGCGACTCTCGCGGCCCTTTCGCTCGCCTCGTCGGCATATGCCGGTTGCACTTCGTCGTTCGGCACCACCCGCTGCTACGACTACAACACCGGCAACAGCTACCGCACGACCACCGACTCGTTCGGCAATAGCCGCACGCAAGGCTTCAACGCCCAGACCGGCTCGTCGTGGTCCCAGCGCACCAGCGGCGCGACCGGGCGCACCACCGGCTACGACGCTGACGGCAATTACTGGTCCTGCGACCGTCGCGGCAACTGCTACTGAGGAGATCACCCATGACACGACGCGATATAATCGTCCGCACCGAGTCGCATTTCGACGACATCGGCAAATGGGGCATCGGCCTCCTGTTCTTCTCGCCGCTCGTACAGGCATGGGCCTATTGGCAGCTGCTGTCGGAACTCGCCGAACAGTACCGTCAACCGGCCCTTGGCTTACCGATCACATTCCTGATTGCTGGCGGCATCGGCTTTATCGCGGCGATCCTGATGATTGTCATCGGTCGCATCCAGATCAGCACAATCAAGCGGGTGTGATGATGGGCCGACTCACTTTTGCGAATGCCGATCTGGTGGCGCTCGTCAGAGATGCCACCGATCAATGGCCGAAGGGTGTCAGGGAGACGTTTGGGCAAGACGAGACCGTTCCGGGCTTCTGGCTGGTCGGCGACCATGGCGTCTACCTGATGCACAACGGCATCGAGCGCGGCACCCCGAACCAAGTCTATGCCCGCGAATGCAATCCCGACACCATGGAGTTCGATGTCTGGTGGCACCAGAAGGAGGCGACCTTCGGCGGCGACGACGGCGTCGAATACATCGAACCGGCCTTCATCATCAACGCCGCATGCGACGGCCACGACCTCATGATCACGTTCGAGGAAGACGCATTCACCATCGCGGCCATCGTGCCGATCAAGGATAAGCGCCAATGAGCCTTATCAAGAAGATCGCGCTCACTTTCGTCATTGGGCAAGCCGTCTATTGGTTCATGCGTTTGGTTGCAGCCCCATTGATGAGCCCCGAAGACTACCTCACCGCCATCAAGGTTCTGGCTGTTGCCGCCTTCATCGTTTTGATGGTTGTCGTTTTCGGCAACGAGAGAACCAAGGAAGAGTGACCATGAGACCGCTTCTGCTCGCCAAATGCGCGGTCTATGCCGCACTCGCTATCGCGCCGGTCGTCGATGACGCTCGCGCTGAGTATCGCCTTTACGACAGCGGCAACGACCTCTTCGGACTGTGCACGACGTCGGAATCCGATGATGTTCACTACCTGAAGGACTCGGAATGTCGTGGTTACATCGTCGGCGTGGTCGATCATCTGTCGATGTGGCGCGATACACTGGATTTCCCGGCATGCGGGCGCGCTGGCATCACGAAGGGCCAGATGGTCGCCGTTGTCGTCAAATACATGATGGATCACCCGGAAACGCGGCACGAACCGGCCAACGAACTCGTCATGAAGGCGTTCAACGTCGCCTTCTGCCCGAAGGAATGATGACCATGAACACGACCGAGAAGATTCAGGCACTGATCGCTCTGCGCGGCCAGCATGACCAGACGGTTCGCACCAAGATCGTCTCCATACTGTACGGCACCGAGACAGTGGCCGGTGTCACCCCGACCGAACGGTTTCTTGAGGACACCATCGCTCGCCTTGTTCGGGAAGAGGCGCGCTGATGTTCAAATTCATCGACCGCGTCATCGACGCCATCATCAGGTGGTTCGAGACGCCGGAGCAGAAGAAAAAGCGCGAGCAGCGCGAGTTCGAACAAGCCGTGGATGATTGCACCGAATGATCAGCACCCTCGCAAAGTTCATCCTGCCATCACTTGAAGTCACGACCGCAACGCGCATGACGCTCGACATCTGGCAGTTCGTTGTCGTGCGCAAAGGGTGGTTCGAGCGCTACCGCAAGGTGGACGTCTACAAGATCGCCGACGATCAGATGCTGAAACTCAACGACAAGAGCGTCTGGGAGATCATCGTGGACGAAGACCGCATCGAAGGCATGCTGCGCGAGCGGATCGCGCGGGAGGAAGCGCGATGAGCGACGCTCCGGTCAAGAAATCCCGTAAGCCGCGTGAACCGGAAGGCCCGCGCGAAGGATCGCTCGGCGCGAAGCTGTTTCATATGCGCGTCGGCGAGATGATTGGCATTCCCGATGACTGGCATGAGAAGGGCAAGGCAACGACCATGGAGCGACAAGTCGGCTCGCTGATGTATCGCATGCCGTATCTCGCCGGTCGCCAGTATCTCACCAAGCGCATCCCAGTCGTCATCGACAGGGAAGCGGTTCCGCTTCTCATGATCCAGAGGGTGCAAATGAGCGAGCCGGTCAAGAAGCTATTCGCGCCGGGCGAGATCGCCATCTACAACGGCAAAGTGACAAGCCCGATCTTTGGCAAGGAGGTGCGCGTGGATCGCTACACTTCCGCGAAGACCGGTCGGCTGCGCTTCTTCTGGGAGCGCGAGCCCGGCCAATGGGTGGGCGTCACCGGCCATCAGGACAATCTCAAGAAGAAGGGGAAGCCGTGACGCTTACAGCAGCGGCCCTCGATTCCCTGCCAGAGGGGGTCCATACCGACCATAAGGTTCCGGGGTTGACGCTTCGTGTCGGCAAGAAACGCCGGACATGGTTTTTGCGGTATCTCGCCGGAGGCCAGCGGCATAAGCCGATCATCGGCTATTACTTTCCGGGCGAACCTGAATTAGGCATGAGCCTCAGCGCTGCCCGCGACAAGGCCCGCGAAATACTCATGAGGGTCGAGGCTGAGAAGCCTGTACCAGTGAGGAAGGTCAAGCAACCAAAGCCACCAGTGCCGTATGTCAGGCCGACGCCGAGCGCCAAACAGGTGCAGGTGACGATGTTCCGCTTCTCCGACCATAAGGTGAAGGTCACTTTCGCCGACCTGAAGGCGGCGGGCGTGGTGCGTCATCGGAACGCGTTGCATCTGAAGATTAAGGCAGGGATTCTCCCCGCACCGCATAAGAACGGCGAACACTGGCAGTCTCCGGCTTGGTGGTACGCCGACGAGATCGATGCGGCCCTGTTACGAGAACGCCAAGAATTGGAGAGATAAGCCGCCTTCGGGCGGCTTTTTCTATGCCCCCAGTTCTGCCATCATGCGGCCCTTCGAAAGGGAGAACCACGATGGCAACAAACGTTGATCTTCTCACCCCCCAGAGCCGAAACACCTACGGCATCAACCTGCCTGAGAACGCATGGCCGGGCGCGTCCGACGATATCGTGATCGCCACCGTGCTCGCTGGCGGCAAGTACATTCAGATCGGGAGTAACTACGGCGAGGCGCAGCTGTATTCGCGCAACCGCGACTACAACGCCGGAGGACCGTGGTCCGCATGGGCACAATGGCCCGCACCGGAGCCGGAACCGCCAGCGCCGGAAGCCAAGCCCGCGCCCTAAGCCACCAGTGCGGCCACGTCGATGGTCGCTTCGGTGTCCAGCTTCAGAGCGGCCACCGCCATGAACGCAGCAACAGCCGGGTCGATGCGCCCGGTTGACTTCGCCTTCTCCGGCTTGCGGTTATGCGCCGCATCGAAGGCGACCACGACGTTCGAGATCGCCCACTTCAGCACCGGGTGCCCGCCATGCCGGATGCGCCCCTGAAGGCACAGTTCCTCGAACAGGTCGAGCGTCGGGGCCATGTCCTTAAACCCCTGCCCATGGCTCATCAACGGAACGATCAGCCCCTGCCTTGCCAACGACTGCCGGAACACGTCGATGCGCCAGCGGTCATAGGCGATCTTGTGGAAATTGATCGTCTTCGACAGGTCGCCGATGTCGGCGGCGAGGAAATCATAGTCCAGCGCTTCGCCTGGTACTGGGATCATCAGGTCGCGGTCGGCCCATGCGCGGTACGGCGCACGGTCGCGGATCGCGCGCGCGTCCAGCGTATCGTTCGGCGTCCAGATGCGCGGCATCAGATGGATGATCCCGTCGTCATCCTCGACCGCTAGCACCAGCGCCGACAAGTCCACTCGGGCGGAAAGGTCGAGGCCAGCGCCGATCTTCCGGTCGGAATAGAACAGCTGCTCGTCAATCGGCTGCGATCCACGGTTCCAGACCCCTTGCGTGATGAAGGGGGCCTTCGCCTGGACGCGCTGGTTGAGGTAGAGATTGCGCACCGACGCTTCCAAGGCAGGAAGCTTCTCGGCGCGCCGCATCATCGTGCGGAACTCGT